CCATGGGTTGAAAGTTTATGGTTGGCTTTAGGGTTGAATGATTTGGATTCACTTCCTGGAAGGTATGTTAAGAATCTTTATAATTTTAGCGACAATGGTAGGACTTGGCGTGCGGGTTATGGTGCTAGGTTTAGGTTTTATACAGGTTTTGGTCAGGATTATGACATTTCAGAAAGGGCTCATGGGCATATTTATTCAGGTTCTGTTAATATGGTTGACCAGTTTAGGTATGTTATTGAAGTTCTTAAGAATGATATAAATTCCCGACAGGCAATAATTACAATTGCTGACCCTGCTAAGGATTGTTTTGATACTGAAGGAAATATTAAGGTTACAAAGGATCAACCTTGCAGCAGGAGCCTTCAATTTATGTTAGTTGATGGTAAACTTGATTGCACCTTATACATTAGATCTAATGATTTAATGTGGGGATTCTCGGCTGTTAACGTTTTCAACTTTACGCTTATACAGGAATACTTTGCAAATATTCTTGGGGTTCCTGTTGGTAAATATTACCATTTTGCAAATAATTTACATTACTACAAAAATTTTGAAGATGATATTAAATTTTTTGCGAACATAAATCCTGGTAACTATTTTACAAGGGATGAATTTTATTATAGCAGCAATTTTATGTCGTTAAAGAATTTTGATTTCCTAATTGATATGCTTTACGATTTTGAAAAGAAAACTAGTATAAGCCTTAATCACGATGAACCAATACCAGATTTTGGAAATGATATGATTAATGATTGGGCAGGTGTGATTAAGTTGTATTGGTCAAGGAAGAATGTAAAATTTGTAAATCCACTTTTAAATTTGTTGTTTTATGGAAAAGAAGACCCCAGATTTTAAATCTTTAGGCTGTAAACCAGGAGATAAAATTGTTAAGGTTTACCATTCTGAAACAAATATTGGGTATTATCCAGTTGTATTTCCTAAAGGGTATATTTACAGGTGTGAAAAGGATGGTAAACGTGCTGAATACTTAGGAATTTTAAAACCAGATTTCACAATTTAAAATATATTTGTATGAGCCATATTAGTATAAACAGTTATAGGAAAATGCTTAATATCCAGAGATTGTCTGGTACGTATAAGCAAAGAAGTTATAATCTTGCAGAACACTCTTATTACGTTGCAATTCTTTTTCAACATTTTGCCAATATTGAAAAAATTGATTATGGTGTAAGGGAATTGAGCCTTATATTGAGACACGATTTAGTTGAAGTGTTAACAGGGGATTTAATATATACGGTTAAAAATTCTTCTCCAAACAATAAGGAGAGGTGGGCTTTAATTGAGGAAGAGATAATCAATAAGCATAAGGAATTTCTGCCTTATTCTGATAGTAATTTAAAATCATCCTTAACTAAAGACCAATTACGTTTATTTAAGGCTTGCGATTTACTTGAACTTTGGATTTTTCTTCAAGAAGAAAGGGCTTTAGGTAACAGGAATTGGTCTGTTGAGGATATTTCTGATAGGTGTATTGACCTTATTCACGATTACTGTTTACTAAATGGTCGAAAACTTTATTCGGTTGTTGAATTTATGAATGAATTTAAGCCATGGAAGGAATAGTTAAAGTTTTTATTGGGGTTATTGGTTCTGGTAAGGATTATCAGTGTGGATTACTTGAAAAAGAGGGTTATACTCGTATTGGGTTTTCTGATGGGGTAAGAAATCTTACTTGGAAATTTTTAAATTGGGAACCAAATAATTCTATTGCTTATGAAAATTTCAAGAGGAATTACTTTAATGTATTTGGGGAAAGGCTTCTTGGAAGGCAAATATTACAGAGGGTTGGGACAATAATGAGGGAAGAGGATGAGGATTTTTGGGCTCGTAAGTGGTATAATACTGTTTCTTCACAAAGTTTTATTGGTGTTGATAAAATTTGTGTTTCTGATTGTCGATACCCAAATGAGGTTGATTTTATTAAGCGGTTTTGCCAAGAAAAGAGGTTTAAGTTAAAGATATATTTTTGTAACTTTAAATCTGAAAGGTATGAATTAAATGATCACGAATCAGAAAATTTAGCAAGGACATTATTGAACAAAGGTTACAATGATTTGGATGATATTACTAATTTTGTATAATTATGGAAGAATATTTGTTAAGTAACTATATGATGTTTGAAAAGGTTGATGAGGATCTTTTTATAATAAATGAAAAGAGATTTTTATTTATTGAACCGTATAATGGGTTATTGTTTAATGAAGATTTTCAACTTATACTTTCACCCGTCCAAGAAAGTATACAAACTGACTATTATGCATTTTGTTTTGGTGGTAGGTTTTATTATACTGAATCATTTTTAGAACCAACTCTTACACCATTAAAGTATTTTGGAGAATTTATCCCTAAACTTGGATTTAACTATTCTTTTTTAGGTATTCATGGGGGATATGAACTTTTAAATGGCTCAAGGCTATATGATGATTGGGCTAAGAAGGCAAAATTTCTTGGGGTTAATTCTTTGGGGATATGTGAGAGGAATACATTGGCTGGGGCTTTACTTTTTCAAAAATCTTGTGAAAAATTTTCAATAAAGCCAATTATTGGTGAGGAAATTTCTGTTAGAGATGATAAGGATTATCAATTTAACATTAAGTTATACCCAAGAGATGATGAGGGTTGGCGAAGATTACTTTTAATAAATAAAGAAATAAATGTCGATAATAATGGGTTCGTTAGGTATAAAAGTTTTCTCGAGTATATTAGGGATAACAACTTTTTTATAATTTTAGATCCTAAGCATATTGATTATGAAAAAGCCTTTCCTATAGAATTGAATTCTGAATGTTTTTATCAATTAGACCCTGTTGAATATACTTCAAACGACAGGGATGAATGGTATTTAAAGAATCTTAAAAAATTTGTTAGGTCTCATATTCCACCTATTGCTATTAGTGATGCTTACTACATCGACAGGGAAGATTTTTATATAAAAAAGCAACTTAATACAATAGCAAATAAGTATGATTATGATTCAAAAAATCAATTTTTTAGGTCTATTGATGAGTATTTTGATGATGGAAGCATATTTGAAAGGAGCCTACATTCCACCAT